CGTGGTAGAAACCCAGCTACTGGTAAAAATGAAGTAATAGAGTTTCAGAGCTTCAATGCTTGGGCCAAGAGCAAAGGCCTAAAAAGAGATAAGAATGGCATACTCAGACAGGGTAAAGTAAAAATAAAGAGGTAAATATATGGTTAAATTATTAATAGATAAAATCTTGAATACAATAGCAATGATGACTCCTAGAAAGTTATTATATTTTATGGTTATAAGAGCCTGGGCTATAGCTACTACAGAAAAATATACTAATAAAACACCAGATCAAGTAACTTGGGATATGGTATGCAAATATCTTGACAATAAAAGAGGTAAATCACAATGAATGATAACACAGAAAAAGTAACTAAAGAAGAACAACACAAACTGAACGCAGCTATAGCACATCAGAGGAAATATGAAAACATCAGACAGCTTAAAATGTCCAAAAAGAACTCAACTCTATTAAAGAAGATAATAGATAGAAGGTTTAAACGGACCGGCAAAGATGAAAAAACTATAACTGAACAAGATATTCAGACACTAATGATGCTTATTTAATAAGCATTATAACGGCTTAAAAGCAAAACTTTAACAAAAGAGGAAAACAACAATGGAAGAATGGCTAAAACTATTTGCGAAGGGCTTGACGTCCCTACCGAATATGGATAAAATTACTATATCAGAAACCGATCTACTGAAGATACATAACGAATCTTTGGCGGGTTACTCAGATGGATACATATTGGACCTTTTAACAAAGAACCCCAAATTCCAATCTGTGCATGATAAGTTTGTTGGCGAAAGGTTGAGCACTCAGAAAGGTGACTTAACAAAAACGCACGATGACTTGTTACAAGAGAAAGAAGATTTAATTATCAAATTAAAAGCTTCGGTAACTCTACCAGACACCCCAGACGAAATAAAGAAACGTTTAGAGATTGAAAAAGATCCAAACGAAAAGCGATACTTAGAATTACTATACAGAAATGCATTGAGTGATGAAAAGTATGCTACTTTAGAAGCTGACGCACAGAAGTCTAAAAAGATAGCCAGCGACGCTGAGCTACTCAAAGAACTAAACGAACACATAAAAGATAAAAAGTATATTATCAACGACCCTTCAGCGTTCCTACAATATGGGGAAAATGCAAAAGAAAAGCTAACCACATTTGGCGATCAATTAAATGAGACACTGAATGAACAGGTGGCAGCTATTGCAAAAGAAAAGTTTAGAGTAAATCCTGGAGAGCTTGGAAATAAAAAACCAGCGAACCCCAATGCACTGACTCAGGAACAAATTGAAGAACAATTTCCTGGACCTCAGAACCAAATGAAACGATTAGAACTATACAAAGAAAACGATCTGTAATAGTCTAATAGTAATAAGAGGTATAACAACTTAAGGAGACATTAAATGTCATATAATGAATTTAAACCAACATACTGGTCAGATAAAGTATTTTCACAATACGCAAACAACCTTGTAATGTTGCCACTAACCAACCGAGAATATGAAAGCGAGATAACATCATCTGGCCAACGTATTAAAATTAATGAACTTGGTGACGTAACTACTAAAGATTATGTAGAAGGTACAGACCTTGTATATGAAACTATTAGCGACGCTTCAAAGTTTCTTGATATTGACCAAAAGAATTACACAGCAATTACTTTGGAAGATGTTGACAATGCCCAATCTAAACCTAAAATCATCGGCAGTCTAGCTGAGAGAATGGGTATATCTATGGCTGACACTGTAGATGCATACCTTTTAAATCAAGCTTATACTGACGCTGGTACTATCGTTACAGGAACTGAAGGAAGTCCAACTTCTATCACTTCTGCTAACATTATCACATACATGAATACTACTGCAGTACAGATGGATGATGCTAACGTACCTAAACAAAATAGAGTTTGTGTACTTCCTAACTGGATGGCTGGTAAGATTACCCTAGCACAGATCAACAAAAGCACTGACAATGTAAAAGCATTGCAGGCAGGTTACCTTGGAGACTTCCTTGGTTTTTCTGTTTATCAGTCTAACAACGTAGTTAAAAGTGGAACCGATTGGTCAGCTCCTGTATTTTTCAGAGCTAATGACTCAATTGCATTCGCTAGCCAGATTATAAAATCTGAAGCTATGAAAGCTGAGAAGAAGTTTGCTGAACTGGTTCGTATGCTTAATGTTTACGGTGTCAAAACTGTCCGACCTTCCAGCCTATTCTCTATGAGAGTAACTGAAGGCGCAGAATCTTAATCAAACGATTATAAAAGAGGTTACATAATATGGCTAAGAAGAAACTAACTAAAAAAGAACTTGCTGCAATTGAGAAAAAGAAACGTGATAAAACAAAGGCTGAAGCCCTTGAAAATGACAACAGCAACGAGACAGTTAAGGGAGTTACTTCTAATCCCAAGTTATGTGGCAAATGTCCAAAGATGTGTGGGGTTGTATATTGCAACTCCTGCATAATCTTTAATAAAATAAAGTAATCCAATAGGATTAGGAGAAATAATATGGCACGATCAGAAATAACAGTAGCAGAGCCAGCGGTCAACGCAGTTGCTACAGTAACAAAAGACGCATTCGATGCAGCAAGCGGTCATTCAATTGACGTTTCAAATATCGTAAGTGAACAAATTGAAATCTTTATAGAGAAAGCAGCAGCAGATACACACACTGTTACAATATTGGCTGGTGACTTTGAAGATAAAGCAGCAGGCGACCTAGAAATTGAACTATCAGCAATAGCAACCACCAGTGTGGCTATCGAAACTGCAAGATTCAAAGACAATGATGGTCTAATATTGATTGACGTTGATGGTACAGTTAGTGGCTCTATTTATGTTGCAGCAGTACCTAACTAGATAGAATAATATTGACCTTGTAAGTTTTAGTCAGACAGGCAATAAACTAACAGGGTCATGATTTTCACCAATTCATCTATAAACAATACAAATTACAAAAGGTAAACACTATATGAAAAAGATACTAATACTAATATTAATACTATTTACGACGTTTATATATGCCGAGACTTATTCAACCACTTCAAAAATTGCTAAGTCATTTAACTCTGATAACAATTCTTTTGATGTATCGCTAAAAGATCAAACTACGCCGGTGGTGAGTTCTTACTTTTTAAGGTCACTATCAACATTTTCAATCATATCGAACACTATAGCAAGTGGAATTGAGGTTGAAGACTTACAATTCAATATATATGTAGACTCCACAAACAACATTATATCTGGTACTGAAATTTTACTATTGGATACAAGCGCGGACAGAGAGTTTTATGCTATTGTTAAGATAGTCAACGGGGTCAACAATAAATTAACTTTAGACAGGTTAATTGATCATGCTTTTATAGCTAATACAGCACTATGTAGAATTGTTTCTTCTGAAATGTCAGTTGATGGTTCGGTAACCCCTGTTATATTTTCGGCGCGGGCTGGGTCCATACCTAGAGATATCACGCGAATGTTAATTACTATTATTGATAATGCATCGATGGATATGGGCAAATTTGGATCGCTTGTAAGTTTAAGCAACGGCATAACCTTTAGAATATCCGATGGGTATAATAAAACTATCTTTAATTTTAAGAACAATGGAGAGATAGGAAACTTTTGTTATGATACTGATTTTATTCCTGCTAGTCAAGGGCCGTCAGGAAGTGAGGGGTTTAAAGCTCGTATAACATTTACACGCATGGGAGTAGTTTTAAGGATTCAGGATTTAGAAGTTATTCAATGGATTGTTACTGATAATTTAACTGGACTCGATTCGCTCAAAATAGCTTTACAAGGGCATGAAACAGAAGGCGAGCAATAAGGATTTAAAATGATTGTAACAAAAGATAGAGTTAAAATTGAATTAGGGGTAACTGATACTAGCCTTGATATTAAGATTACGGAGACAATACCAAAGGCTGAAGCCAGATACAGAACAATAGCAAACTTTAATTTTAACACTCAATTTATAACTACATATGTAACTGGTACCAATCATTTTACACTTTCAAGTTGCCCAGACTCATTAATATTTGATTTAAACTATGGCGACTTAATAGAAGGTACAGGAGTACCAGCTGAAGCATATATAACTACAATAGATAAAATTAATGGTTTAGTATATGTCAGCGAAGATTTTACAGATGGTGGCGACTCACTATCCTTGGCCCAGAATATATCATACTGGCCAGTTATAAGTTCAGTAGTTTATTATCTAATTGGTAAACAATCAATAACTAATCAAAACAAAAAAGAAGTATTATCTAAAGCTGTAAGCCCACTGAGGGTGTCTTTTGATAAAAGTTCAATCAACCAAAGATACGGTTTACCTGAGAACCTAGTACAATCTATTCCATCATATGGGGCGTTAATGTAATGGCACTTATAGATTATTTTGAAGATGAAAAAGACGTATCAACAGTTATAAATAGAAGTGTAACAACCAAGGCAGAAGACGGTAGCATTGAAAAAGAATCAGCCGTCATTGATACTATTTTATCTATATTCTTTTTATCTTCTCAGGCTCAATCATTAATAGCTGATAAACATAGAGAGTCTACGGATGCAGTATGTATTATAGGCCTAGATGATACACCTATTAAGAAAGGTGACATATTAGATATAAACAATAATAAATATTCTGTTATGGTACGTCCGGACGATGTTGCATTGAGAGGTGAAGCCATCGTTTGTCTATTGAAGGAAATTAACTAGAATGAGTACAAATATCATTATCATAGACCATACTGATAAAGCATTCAGGGGCAATAAAGACAGTATAGAAAATGCAATACTACAATCATGCATCAAAGTGGTTGCCAAAGCGAAGATTTTAGTACCAGATAAAACAGGCGAACTGAAAGGCTCTCTTGGTTACAACACAACTAAACAAAGTGTTGGGGACATTGTAACATTGCCAGATGATGAAACAGGTATAGTTGGAGCAACTGCCCCACATGCCCCATACATAGAATTCGGTACAAGATATATGACACCACAGCCGTATATCAGACCAGCTATAGCAATGTTGAAATCTGGGACATCTAGACAAGATATAGCCAGAGTAATTAGAGAATCAATGAACCAATACCTATTCGACTTTAAAGGGGGTATTTAGATATATACGAGATTATAAATGACTTGCAATGCTCAGGGTGGTTGGCTAACCTCTTCCCACTCTGGGTGTTGTTCGTATATATTTTAAAATAAAACAATATGACTTACGAAACCCAAATACAAAACCTACTATATAACGATGTAACTATTCAATCATTAGTAACATCTTACGTATACGAAACGGTTATTAACTATTGTGTTTTTAAAGCATCTTTACTGCCTAAAAGTTTAGATACTGACTCTGATAAATTACAATTAACAGTAGATGAAACAACAATTAACCACTATCGGTCTGAGCCAGTTAGTGGTGGACAGACTATTATACATACTGCTCAGTTTATAAATTGTAGAGCAAAAACACAATCAGACGCCGAAGCTCTACAAGAACAGGCGCACATTGTCTTAAATAGGATTGAAGTCGATAGAGGATTTTTCAAGTCTATTAAGTTACCTGTCATTAAACCGGCAGACGATGCTGATAACTATAATTGCCCATTGGAAATTAGAGTTACCACATATTAATTAGAAGCATAAGGAGAAATACATGCCTAATCAAACAACAATACAGAATCAAAAAGCCATATTCGACTTCGATGGATACGTAGTTGAAGTGGGTGCGACCATAGGAACATTAGTAAACCTTGGAGCATGTAACGGTGACGCCATAGGTGTCATTAAATGGGAAAAGTTCAAACAAGAATCAGCAAACGCTGGAGTACTTCATGACATTATTAAATCTATGTCTGTAGACTTAACTTTCGACATGTTCGAACTAGACCCAACTAATCTTGCAGCATTATCAAATGGTGTTTTCACCAAAGAAGATATAGCTGGAACTCCAACCGCTATAACTGGCGAAGCACTTGGAACCGGGTGGACAATTGGGCAACCAATTAAACTTGCTAATAAAATGGGTGATAACTCAACAGTTACATCTATTGTTATTGACGCAGACACAACCCCTTTAACTGTAGTAACAGATTATACATCATATGTGGGTGACGGCTCTAACGGAACGTTGGGTTACACATATATAGTTCCCGTGACAGCTCAGGCTGGGGTTTTGGATGCTGACTATAGTTATACCCCAAATGCTGCAAGTAAATTGCATGCTGGTACATCTAGTTTAAAACTTACTCCACAAATTGTTAGATTTTCACATACTAACACTGGTGGAAAAGTAAGAAGCTTAACAGTTTACGCTAGTAAATTGGGTGATGCTGGTTTTACTTTTACTTTTGGTAGTGCTGAAAGCGATGGCTCTCAATCATTCCCAATGGCATTAGTTGGCGACCTGGATGTAACTAGAGATAATGGCGAACAACTATTAACTTGGTTAGACGAACAATCAGTATAAATAATAAAGACACAGCATGTCCATTCTTAATGTTTGGGCATGCATTTAACTAATAAGAGGATAACAACAATGGAACAAATAAAAACAATTAACTTTGATGAACAACTTAAAAAGATAGAAACATTTAGCGAGATAACTGTGAGAGATAAGGTATTTAAAATATATCGTTTTCCTGCAGTAAGTACTATTTTATATAATGATTTTGTCAACCTATCAACGAAAGCATTCAAAAACTATGAGATCGGTGTCGGTCTATTGGTTGAGATTGAAAAGGAAAAGAACAAAGTCAAGAAAGAGCGGTTAACAACAAAGTTAAAAAGGATTACTGACAACCCGATAACAGAAGAACAGATAGTTAAAAAACTATATGATTGTCTTAAGTGGTTTTTATCCGCGAACGGGTACAAGTTTAATTTGAAGTGGTGGCAGGAAGCCTATACCGATGTAGAGCTAACTCAGTTTATTCACATATGCTCGAATAAAGACAACATTGATGCTGTCTCTAAAAAAAAAGCATAAGTAAAAAGGACCAGAGCCGAGTCATTGATTATGATAAATTGTTCTATGCACTTAATAAGTACTGGAGACCAGTTACAAAAGAGGAGTTTTATCTAATGGATACAACAGAACTATTTGAAATATTCCATGCCTTTGCACCAAAAGAAGCAGTAGATTGGGTCGCCCCTGTAAAAGTAGGAAAGTATGGCAGATAAACTAACGCTAGGTGAGATGATATGGCAAATTAAAGCCGATAGCACTGACTTCGATAAACAACTAACTAAATCCCAGAAGGGCATGTTGGCCTTTGGCCAGGGTGCTACAGCTGCCGGTAAAAAACTATCGTTAGGTTTAACCCTTCCATTAGTTGCATTGGGTGGTATAGCCATTAAGAATGCAGCAGACTTTGAAACTCAACGAGTAGCATTCGGCACACTATTAAAAGATGTTGATAAAGGTAACAAGCTATTCAAAACTTTAAAAGAGTTTAGCGCTGAAACCCCACTGGCGTTGGGAGACATAACCAAATCTAGTCAGAGACTATTAGCTGTTGGCATAGCAATGGATAAACAGGTTGAAGTATTAAGACAACTTGGCGATTTGGCTCTCGGTGATGCTCAAAAATTAGATACTTTAACTAACGCATATTCTAAATTGAAGACCAAGGGTCGTGCGAGTCTAGAAGAAATTAACATGTTTACTGAGGCTGGTATACCATTAATGGATACATTAGCCGAAACTCTCGGGGTAACTACTGAAGAAACTTTCAAACTAATATCTGCCGGCAAAGTAGGCTTTCCAGAAGTACAAGCTGCATTGGATAGTTTAACTGGGGCAGGTGGTACATTTAATAATGCAATGAAAAATGCTAGCGAAACAACAGCTGGTAAATTTTCAACTGCATTGGATAATGCAAAGATAGCCAGTGCAGAATTCGGTAAAATTCTATTACCTGTAGCATCCGATATATTAGATAGGATTACAGGCCTAGCTCAATCATTCGCCGAATTAGATGATAGTACAAAACAAGTTATTATACGTATTGCACTACTAGCAGCATCAATTGGGCCACTACTTTTAATAGTTGGTAAATCAGTTAAGGCTTTTCAAGATGGTAAAAAGGCCATCACATTATTTAACTCTGCAATGGGTAAAGTTCCCACTAAGGCAAAACTGGCAGCAGGTGCCATTGGATTAGTAGTCATTGCTGTTGTTGCCCTTGCGAGTGCAATTAAAAAAGCAGAGATAGAAGATTTTAACAACCGTTTACGGTCATTGAGATTTGGCTTCGCTGGTCTCATAGATGATACTGAGGAGTTGGCCGAGTTCTATAAAGATGGCTTCGGATTAAAACAGATTAACGAGCTTACAAAAAAATATACATTAACACTTAAAGATTTAAGAGTACAGCTCGATAAAAATAATCAGATTACTGACGTATGGGATGTTACTGTAGAAGGTCAGATTAAAAACCTTGAACGTGCCCAAAGATTATTAGATGAAAGTGTTACATCAAGTGAAGAACGAACTAAAGCAACAGATAACGAAGTAACAGAACTCTGGAAGCTAATCAGCGCTAGACGACTGCAATTATTTGACCAAGCACAAAACTTAAAATTATCAGACCAGGAAGCCGAAAACTTCGTAAGACGGGATAAGGCTATACAAGATTTAACTGATAAGCTGACTGTACTAACTGATAAGAATATACAAGAAGGATTGGTCAGAGAGAATTTAATAGCGCAAAGAGAAAAATATGCAGAGGCTATAGAGTCTGAATTAAGATTATTCAAACAAATTGAAGATGGCCTGGATGTAATTGCCACGAAGGAAAAGTTCTTTGGTAGTGAAACTGACGCCAATGCTGAAAAACTAGAATTATTTAATTCACTTCTATTACAAGCAGCGAACGAAGGGCTTCCATTAACCAGTGATGCTGTAGAGTATTTACGAGAACAAATAGAACTGTTAAGTAAAGAAACTGCGAAAAGCATAACTACATTAGAAAAAATGAAGATTGCATCTCAGATAATTGGAGCAGTTGGAGATATAGCTTCGAGCATCGCTACTGCTGTAGAAAATGCTAATCAAAGAGAAATAGACGCACTAGATAGAAAGATAGCTAAATACGAAGAAGTTAACGAGGCTGTAGATAATAACGCTCAGCACCAAATAGAAGCTTTACAAGGTGCGCTGGAAGTAGCAATAGTTGAAGGTCGAAAAGAAGAAGAAGAAAACATCCGAAGAGCATTAGCCGATCACCAAAGAGAGCAGGATAAACTAGCCCAAGAAAAGGCCTTCGCAAAAGAGCGTGAGAGACTAGAAAAAGAAGGAGCGAAAAGAGCCTACGCACTGAATTTAGTGGCATGGACTTTAGGCCTCTCGGTAATTGGTTTAAATACTGCCATCGCAGTTTCTGAAGCTTTGAGAGTCCCACCAGCTCCTAATTTTCCATTGGCTATAGCAACTGGATTCGTAGGTGCTGCACAGTTAGCGAGTGCAGTTGCTAATAAACCTAAAAAGCCACAGTTTGCTGAAGGTGTTTTTGCTATACCTAATGACACAGATGCATTCGTGCATGCCGGTGAAACTATTATTCCTAAAACATTTACTGAGAGCATCAACGACGGTGAAGCTGCACTGGTAAATCCTAAAGCAGTTAATAATGGTGGTGATAGACCTATTAATATATATCTAGGTAATGAATTGATTTATAGTGGTATTCATAAAGAAACACAAAACGGCAATATCTTAATTGATAAAGGATCCATAGTATGAAAATAACAAAATATAATCAGTTGCTAGACTCTGACATTATAATTACTGTAGAGAATGAAACGACCTCATATCCTAAAGAGAACATGACTAGTGAGGCACTCGTTGAAGCAACTTCGATTGATGATTACGTTGAGATATACAAGCAAGCCTTTGGTTCAGCAGTTGATAGTAGTATCATAGTAAAAGTTAGTGACTCAATAACCTCTATTCGGGTACAGGGTAATACTACTGGCTCTTGGACTAGTACCCCATATGATGAAACTATAACAACTAAATACGATGGTTATTTTATAATACCATTGCCTAATGGATTTGGTTATCAATATTGGAAAATTACAGCAGTAGGTTCCGGCGACATGTTTTTTAATTGGCTTTACTTCGGGGCCAATATAGTTTTCCCAGACCTGAACATAGGTAGCTTCCCTGAGATTGTAAAAGAGAATATAACAAATGAGACTAGTGGTGGTCAGGTTTACACTACTGCTGGCGTTGCTCATTATGAACAGGAAATAGGATTTTCCAACATATTAAAAACAGATTATCAAGTATTTGAAGATTGGTATATAAGTATAGCATCAAGCTATAACCAACTATTTTATCAATATGACGAAAGGTTAGACGAGTATAAACCATACTATTGTAGTGTGTTAGAACTTCAACCGACAGCGCGGAGTAAAGACTACTACGACTTTAAAATTATTATAAGAGAGGCAAAATAGAATGGCTGCAGATATCATACGAGTAGATTATACAGACGAAACAGCAACACTTGAGGCAATGGCAAAAATGCCAATGAACTTGGATAAACACACTTGGCCAGTAGCTGACCCAGAGGCAGTATTGGTTGCAGGCTTAACAGAAGAGATAGGTGGAGCTTTATATATTGTAGATGGTGGCAATGTAACCCCAAGCAATTTGGGTGCGTCAGCTAGCCAATACTTAATGCTTACTGAAGATGGGGATGGCACAGCATCAGTAGAGTGGGATACTGTAGAACCTACTTGGGACAGTAATAAACTAGGTTTTTATATAGGCACATCCAAAGCTATTGGAATGATTAGAGCTGATGCAGTTATTTGGTATTGGACCAGATATATTAATGTACCGACAATGTTTCTAACACAATTAAGAGCTTACAATACCACCGTTACTAATAATTTTAGAGTTGATGGCCTAACTGCACTCAATGGCGTAACTAGTATAACCGATGTATGTAATGTATATGATGATTTAAACGTAATAGGTGGAACCATAACAACTAACGAGTATGTTGATGGGGCAAGGCTTTCAAATGGTCAACAGCAAAAAACAGCTGGAATTCTAACCTACGTAAGGGGTGTATTAAATAATCAATTAATAACTGTACCGTGCCGAGGCATGCTTAAAGACACACATGGTGCAACTGTGCTCTTTATGATTACAGATGTAGAATTATTGTCATCATCGGTAAAGTTTTATTTAATCAATATGGCTACCGCAGCACAATCTTCATATACAATTGATGATGTCGGCGATGCTGATGAAGTTGTAACATTTAGTATTTAAGGCAACCATGAACGATAATAAAGAATATCTTATTTTAGCTGAAATTGATGACCCAATTCTGCACAGACGGATGTTTCCGTATTATTCATTTGTATATATGGCTCAATTAGATAATGACTATACTGGTTTAATAAGTCCGGAGTTCCACCCAGAATTGATAGGACTAAAAACTGATTTAAGTGTTAATAGCGTTTCAATAGCCAGCATCATATATGCTAGCGTGTCGAGCTTAAGTGAGGTTATAAGCATAGATACTTCATATTTCTACGATGCAACGAATAGAGTATTATATATCCATTACAAAGATGATAAAACCCCTCACCACTTTACAGATGCCGAACATAAGATAAATCTAGTTAATGGATTCTATAAAACCAATAAGGATAAGTTCAGTGGTAGTATTAATGGTCAGCAGTATTATCCTAGATTAAAAGGCACAGGGAAAATAACTGACAAAAAAGATAACTTATTTTATGGTAAACAAAACTATATAAGTAACACAATTGATATAAATAACGAAGACTTTAGGTTCGTAAACTACAATATAGGTAGAGATGTAACTGAAAAAAAATACGGTGGCCTAGCTAAGATAAAAGTTTTTACCGGTGATGATATTGATAGTATAAACTATACTACAGATTTTGCCACAATTTATCAAGGTAGAATTGACAAAATTTCAGAAGGTAAAACTCTGAGTTTGGGTTTAACAGATTTAAGAAAGCAGTACGATAAAACTTCTCCAAGTACAACCTTCGATTTAAGTGGCAACGGCTACAATGTTAGTGGTCTATCTGAAGACCCGATTAATGCTCAGGTTTGGGGTTATTGCTACGGCGTTCCAACAACTTGTTTAAATAGCGATGGAGACATAGAGCCTGGACCAACCCCACCTCGAATATCCAATTATGAGTTTTTAGTATGTTCTAATCATAGGACAATTGCAGTAGATGCTATAGATAAAGTATATATAAACGGAACACTACAAACTACATTATCAAAAAGTGAAGGTGGCGAACTTGAAATAGAAGAAATAGACAACGGTTATAAAGTCACTATAGACATTGATTATTTTGAAAGTGTTAATGATTCCGGTACTTTATCATATGTCGGCATGGATAAGTTAACGCTAGACATGACTGGGTATGTTTTTGGAGATGGTTACGATTATAAAAAAGGTCTATACATTGCGAACGCAATACTAAATGATAACTATGATATAGAATTAACGAGTACGTTTTATGATGATGTGGCAGATTATTTGTTGCAAGCTGATGACAGTTATCAGCTGGGGTATTACCTTGCTGAACCAAAAGAGGTTTATAAACAATTAGAAGATTTGTCTATATCTATGATGGGCGCTTTAATTATAACCCCAGATTTGAAATTGAAGTGGACAACTGACGACCAAATAGAAACAGATATAGAAATACCAATTCATAAGCAGCTGGGCAGTGATTACGTACCAAACATAATACAAGACCCATCAGAAGTACTTGCAACATTACGAGTGGGATATTTAAAAAGATGGGGTACAAAATCATACGAATACATTTTAGATGATTCTAACAAAGCCGACGCCCTGACTAATTTTAATAGTAGGAAATCAAAGGATTTTAACACGCTAATAACTTTGGATACTGATGTATTGAACTATATAACACGTTTGAAAGTGTACACTGATGAAAGTAAAGACACAGTTAAAATGACAACATTACTGACTGAAGAAACTTTATCAATGACCGCTGGCGACTATTTCGTTTCGTATGTTGACCTACCAAATAAAAATATATTAGGTCGTACATTACAACAGGTTCAAAGTGTTACTTTCGATTATGAGAGTTTTACAGTTGACCTAGTTGGCCGTATAATGTTTATTGGCGATGAATTACTATTGGCAGATGAAACTGGCAGAGTGATAACAGATGAAAACGGCAGTTTTATAGCCGTATAAGGATAACAACATGAGTAGTATAATTAAAGAAAACGAAATCCCGGTGGTCGAAACCCTAGCCGATGCTGACCTTATAAGGACAGTATTATCAACTGGAGAGAGTAAAGAGATAACACTCGAAGATTTTAAGGCGGTTGCAATACCAGACCCTTCAGAAGTGACTCTGGACCTAGATGGTGCAACAACTATAGATTTAGCTCTATATAATAGAAATTCAAGTTTCAAGTTGACTGTAACATCAGATTCAACTTTTGTATTTTCAAATATGGTAGCTGGACAATTGGGAAGTGTTACCATAGTTGATGATGGATTATCTTCTTATGGGTGGACCGTCTCATATAGTGGAGATTATAGAGGAACTGAGATAGTAGGACATACTGGCCCGTCAGTTAATACTTATAGATTCCAAATGTCTTCAACTGGTACAGCTGATGCTGTCGAGCCTACTTTTGATACAAAATCTAGTGCATTGATACCAATAGCATTTAACATGAATAGTGGTGGCGCATTAGTTACTACTACTCCTGGTAACTTCTTATTCAAAGTTGTTAATGGGTGGACATATGTATATTATGGAACAAAACTAAATATTGTGGAAATGTGGGCCACTGCAGAAGTAGCAGACAGCGGTGCAACTCAAGCGAATATATATCCAATAATTGCCCTTAAGACTTTGGGGGGTGTAGATTTAAGTGCTACAGATAATACATTTGCCCAAGGTACTATCGCTGGCGATGTTACATCTATTGGTAATGGTGAATATATAGATTTTTGGTTCACAGAAGGTTCAAATGGTACTACTGAGAATGTTACTTTTATACTAGTTTGTAGGGAGTTTTAAAATGAAGATTGAAAAGATTGAAATAAACAAAGATGGCGATTATAAGCTGAGGAAAGATGGCAAGCTCATAAAATGCAAAGGTATATTGGAAATATACTCAGTTGGCGAAGATTTGTCCGATAGATTAAATCATAACATCATTGCTCTATTAGAAAGTAAAGAGTATGTTTTAAAAGAGTTTGTAGAATATATTGAAACAGTTGAACAAGTCAAAAATAAGAAGGTTGCAAAACTACAAATAGAACGAGATGCAACGTTAGAGTATAACGGCGATAGTATAGACGTAGCTGACATACTGAGATTTATACCATTGATGTTGCTATCAGATGAAAAGATAATATCTAAACTACCAATAGAAACAGAGAGTGGTGTTATGATAGAAAACATCGGAATGCTAAAAGGTATTTGCGAACTATATGTAGACCATACCCTGGATAAATCTAAAAAGATAATTGATACTAAAAAAGCAACAACAATAGAAGAGGTTGAGAATATAACATGATATTATTGGCCTCCAATATAAATCCTTTCCCATTTGTTAAAACAATTGGACTACCATCGCCAATACTAGAGTATACTTTTGATAGTGATGATTTTACAGATACATCTGGATTCGGTCATACGGGTTATGGAGAAGGTACACCAACATTTGTAGCTGGCAAGGGTTCAGTTGGTAGAGCTGTCAATCTAAACGGTACCAGTCAATGGTTTGGTATGCCATCCGATCCACAATGGGACGAGTTAAACGGCAAAGATTTTTCACTGGCTATGTGGGTTAAAATACCTGTTAAGAATTGGACTGCTAATATAACTCAGATTATTGGTACACTAACAATGGATACAACAGTTCCTGCATATTGGTGGGGAGTAACAACCCAAAGTACTTTAAGTACAATACTTCCTTATATTAGTGCTACAACTGGTGAAATCCAACCAGCGGGAATTGGGGATATTGTTTCTGCAAACTACAAACTATTAATAATGACAAAAGTTGGTGCAACCTACCAGGTTTATTTAGATAATGTTGCGGGTGCAACAGGAACTCTTTCACCTGACGGAAATGTGGATAATATTTATTCCGTCATTGTCGGGGGTTTTTATGCTCGACATGTAGCAATGCAAGTTGACAGCGTAAGGTTTTACGATTTTGGGCTGTCTACTGAAGAGAGACAAGCAATACAAGATTTAACTTAAAAGGATTGAACAATGGATTGGCCCACATCACTATTAATACTTGGAGGAGTAGTTTCACTATCTACATTGGTTCTGAAACTTGCACCAAGTAAAAGTAAGAACTCTAACGTGTTACCACATGTAGCGCCCTGTAAGAATATGGAAGCGCTGGAGATAACAATAAAAGAAATGAAAGAAGATAACAAAGATATGGATAAAAGGTTGGATCTGCATAATACAGATATTCAACTATTGAAGTCTAATAATAACAATATGAATACTATGTTAAAAGATAGCAAAGATAATATTAATCAGTTATTTCAAAAGTTAGATGAAATAAAGGACATATTAATTCAGAAGTTTACCATACCTAAATAAATAATATATTATAATCAAGGGATTAGAAAATGAAAAGAAAGTTAAGTAGTAAACAGATGGGTCAGTTGTTCAATCTTGCAATGCGAGGTGGGGCAGCTCATGGTTTGGCATATTCCAAACTAATCAAAGAGATAGACATAAAAGATATTAAATTATATAAACTATCCGGAACCTCAGCAGGGGCTTTGTTTGGCTCTCTGATAGCCTGTGGTTACTCCTACAAAGAGATTAAAACAATATTGAAGAAACTACCATACGATCGTATAATGAGGTGGGAGAGGGATGTGGAGCTCGAAAAAGGCCATTACTTTAGTAGATTCTTTAAAGCTCTTGCTGTTTTATTTTTCTCAAAAACATTCCTATTTAGTAAAATGAAAAAGATGCTCGAAGACAATCTATCATGGGAAAAGGTAAACAAAGCTGGTAGAGTTAAAGAGTTGTGGATATGTACTATAGATAAAGACATGTTAGCATCTCAGTTCGGCTTTGCGAGTAAATCTAGTATAATAGATATGATTGTGGCAATGAAGAAAAAGAAGGGATTCAAGAAAATGAGTAAAACTATTAAGCCAATATGGTTTAGCCAAAGTGGTACTTATAAATACGATGCTGAGTCTGATTCTTTGATTAAGATATCCAGCAGTAAGCCAGAATTATGGAAGTGTGTATTCAGTTCATTTGCGAATCAGGCATTCAAAGACATTGATAATGAAATACCAATACGAGGTGGTTATTATAGATTCACTGCATTAGATGGTGGGGTTGTTGATAATCATGCAGTTACCTGCCAGGATGCTGGCTCATTTATATCTATATCATGTTCCAGTGGTAAATCTAGTGGACTAAGTGATTGGTATAGGAAGAAACGAAAAAGCATTAAGAATTATTATCTAAGAACAGAGACTGACCCCGAGAAAGTTGCATTCCTATCATTTTACAATAAACTTGTAAATGTAGAGTTCGGCCCCAATGTTAAAGCGTCTAATATATTCAAATAATTCACAATGATTACTGATGTAGTTCTACAGTTTATGGGTGAAAAGCTCAATCTGATGATGATTGAGTTGGCCCAGATAGAGAGTCAGAACATGATTAGTGGTTCGATTCAGGACTATAGCGAAGTAGAACTAATAGAGATTACATTACGAGAGATAGATTTGGGTAATATTAAATCTATTCATATGAGTAAAAAAGAAGCTAAGAAATGTTTAGACATACTCCAAACAATGCGAACTGATGATGAAAATAATAATCAGGTACTAGAGTTTTTAAGAATATCCAATAATTAACTACTCAACTGTAATAGGCCATATTATTTCTCCAGCCATGGCAGTATTTACAATAGTATGACGAGAGCTGTTTTGTATTTGAGATATAAGATTGAGAGGGATCATATGATCACCATCGCCAATTGTTACCTCTGCTCCAAATAGGAAATTGGGCTGCTCTGGCGAAATATAATGAGGATGATTTGTATTAACATATACATTATCTAGCTCTATTTCGTGTTTCATTAGACTATTAAATCTTTGAACTCTTCGACATCAAAGTTCGGACATGTTTTATTTGGGTTTACTGCATAATGTCCTATTATCTCAATATCTGGAATTATTCTTTTCCAGAACCCACACACTACTGACAGGCTGCTCATTTGTTCAAACGTGAAATAATCATTACCTATGAGACATATTCCAATAGATTCATCATTCAGGCCTCGGGTGTGCGCTCCGTATTCATCATTTGTAAAAACATCATCATTGTCTATTGGTCTACCGGCTTCAATTATCCCGTCTTTAGTTTCATCGTATTCATTCTTATATAAGGGTATGCCATTTAATATAACATAATGATAACCTATATCTCGCCAACCATTCCCATTTACATGCCACCTTCTGATAGCGTCAGCATTACCCCAGTCAGATACTGAGCAGTGTATTATAATTCTTTTAATGTTTTTCATGCATGCTACTTATTGTATTATACAATTTCTCTAGTTTCTTGTTTTCTATTATATAATCCATATAGCTGCCATCCCTAATAAGTATATGCATTCTTAAATGAGTAATTTGTTTTTCATTTAATTCAATTTTATGGTCGTTTACATATAGAATGCAATCTATTTTATGGTCGTTTATATATGAGGTGCATGAGTTGCATTCTTTTACTTCATATTCACATCGTTCGTCTTGTTCTTCAATAGTAGTTTGTACCATATTCGAATCATGATTCGTTTCTGTTAAAGCTGCTAAAATAGTAGAGCCATTATCTAAGGTGTGTGATACTGTAATTTTATCATCTGTATTGACAATTTTAATGTCTGCGTTAGATATCACTGTAATAACTGTCCTAAATATCCTCGTTATATACTCTTCGTTTTTATATTCAAAATAATAGTTTTCTGTGTTTTTCATAATAGTTTCCTTAGTTTGATAATTTAGTGATTTAATACTACAAAAGGAATGAGAATACAATAATCATATAGGAGGGTAGATTATCATATTCTCATACAGTGAACTGAACAATAATTATAGAAAATAAATCATACATGTATATTAACATGAAACATGACCGCCCGTCAATGAGACTAGTTATTTAATCCAGCTAACAATAACCTGCAAACTTTAATTGCTCTATCTTTGAGTGTTGGGTCAGCCTTTAACTTAGCATGTATTTCTTTTTTATTTGGTGCCGATGCTCTTATTTTATCTATTATGGTTTTCTCTGCTTCATTGATAGGTGTACTTTTATTCATTTTAATACTCCTATTTTTAATATGTGAGCCATCTGGCTGCGTTTTGCGTATATAAAATCCATTGGAATTAGTTCTTCTACCATATGCTCTAAATTATCCATCACATTATCATCGTTTATAGATTTGAATATTAAGCAGTTAAAAATAACTTCTGGATCATATTCAATAGATCGCTCCCAGAACATTGGGGGCCGATCAAAGAATAATGGTTCAACTTGATCTGGAGTACCCTGCTCTGCTGTCATAATTGCACGTAGACAAGCGCCTTTAATTGGACAATTACCCCCTGAGCATCTAACTACGTTATGTGTTCCAGTTACTTTATTTATTTCAATTTCCTGTTCAAGTGTTTTGTCCCAATCCTTCTTTGTTTGTTCACGTCTGCGAGCTTCATCGAGTTTACAACATACTATGCACTTGTATCTATACCCATCATTATGGAGTTTATGCCTATAGAACTCTAATATTGGTTTTTCTATTTTGCAGATTCTGCATGTCTTTTTCACGATTTATCCTAATAACATTACTTAAATGCTTAAATGCTTAATTGTTATGCAGTTTGTTCTTTACTTCTAATCAAAGACTGTCTAATCTTTTCAAGATTATCTGCCATCATTTTGCCAATGTCTCGAATATAGAGAACAGTGTCGCCATATATTAGATACGATTCTAATTTATCTGTAATAATATTGTTTGATTCTAGTAAGTCACTATTATTACCAATGATAAAATAATCATCTACTATGTCTTCGCAATGTTCTAATATGTCGTCCAGTAGTTCATTCATTACTATTAATTTATAGTGTGGTACTTCCCAATAAAAACAGTTTGCATCAGTCTGCCCAGTAGACAACGACAATGTTTTATCGTCTATATCTAGCTTAATGTATAACTGCACTTCATTGTCAGTACCTAAATAATGTACATCGATGTCGGTTAATGTTGGGTATTTTATATCTATTGTTGTTTCTGGGTTCATTGTTTAATCCTATAATGTTAAATCAAAAGATGCTCAACCCGTTAGCCAAACAAACGAATTGAGCATCCAACCTATAAATTTGGAGGAACTTATTGAGTTAAATATTAATGTAAAAATCATACATATATAATATCATGAATTGGTACCAGCCGTCAATCAGCGTCTGTGGTAACTGTAAAGTTAGCATATGAGGTCATGCCAGTATCAATATGCCATCGTAATTCTCCAGCCATGGCAGTAATAGACATATCATCTATTATTACTCCACCTGGGAAAAGGGATTGTTCTGGTGAAAAATAATAAGGGTGGTTTGGGTTTGTATATATATTCTCTGGCTCTATGTCGTTTTTCATTGCTAAACTCCTTAATATATAAGAAGTTTAGCATGAAACGCAGCCAGCCGTCAATGAAGGCCTATTGATAATGGTCTATAGAGTTGCACCTTCTAAATGTGGCATGATTGTTTCTTTTAGTATTCTAACCTGTGATTTTTCGATGTTGAGTTTTACAACACTGTCTCTACTATGCGTTATCGATAGTATGGCCTGGCTCATTGCATTTAGAGTATTATTTACGCCTTGTATTATAAACTCTTTATTATATGTATTACCTCCAATTTTAACACTATTAAAACATACTAAATCTTCATTTAAGCATTTTAACAGGACAATCATCGCACATGTAAATGTTCCTATAATATTATTGTCAGTGGTTTCACCTAACAAGTCTTGGAGTTCAGTATAATCATATAAGAATACTTCGCTACAGGTTATAACAATAAATGGAGTTTGAACTTTACATCCATCATCAGGTAGTTGAACAGTTATTTTATCACTGCGATAATCTGGCCCTTTTTTAATTGACCTTCTTTTATTTGATAGTTTATTCATTGTGTTTTCCTTTTGTTAGTATGAGCTATAAGTACATAGACTTTCAATTAGATATCCCGACTCCTTAACCCATATTTTTATAGTCGTTACATTATGTGCCTTATACGATACCCATTCAAACGTGTGGCAAGTATATATTTCGGGGTCAAATGTACCAGCCCCAGAATAGAATACATAAGTATAATCAGTACTAGCATTATAATCTGATAAGAATGATGTTATTGTTGACTTTGTTATATTACTTGATACATTTAGACCAGCAATTAAAATAGTGTATGTATCCTCAGAAGGGCCGAGGTCGTCAATCGGCTCATTGTTAAATGAGCATCCATATATTATTGTAAGTGATAGTACAAGCGCTATTATTGTTATTAGTTTTTTCATTGTGTTTTCCTTTGTTTTAGTTATTACCTTTATTAGTTATATTTAACAGTCTTAATTACTACGTTACTAAGTATGTTAGTATTCCAGTAGAATATAATTCCAGGCATCACAATTCTGCCGTCTTCTACCCATGAATTAAGAGAAATTACCCAATGATCATATAGTAGGAACATGTTTTTATACTTGATAACATTAGAAGAAGCATCAAAAAATGCATTACTATATACATAATTTGTGCCTTCAGTTGTTATCTCGACATAATTTGTGACTTCAGTTGTTATCTCGACATCATATAAATGAGATTGAGTGGGAATTGCCAAGATTGCATCATAAGTATTGTATTCTACATTCACTGGATCACTCAGCTGCCCAGTATTTAAACTGCAGCTTGTCATTATAGTAGTAATTAGTATTAATATAATTATTGTTATTAGTTTTTTCATTGTTGTTTCCTTATTAATTAGAGCGGTTATCATTTCTGCTAACATCTTGTAACATTAAGTTACTGTGTAAAATTACCATAAGTGTAGATACTTTCCACTCACTCCAAGATTTAACAATGATTTAGATGCTTTTTCTAACACGTCTAAATCTAGCATTGATCTAATATAATCAATGCCTTCTGGTAATACTTTTATAATTGAGCTAACAACATTATAACTGCCATCTTTATGATGTTCTGTATGAATTTTAGTTTCATTTTCCAGAATACCATCATTTATCATAGTAGATGTTGCGCTCCACCCATTATCTAGTTTTCTAATAAGGTGGTTATCATTCAACACTTTTCGGATAGCATGATCAGATTTATAGTTATTATCATTTATTATCTTTGCCACATCTGATAGTTTTATACCTCGGCCACTACCCAGTATTGTTGTTGCATATTCTAGTTGGTCATTTTGAGCAGTTAACTCACTTTCAATTTTAACTATCTTTGCATCCCGCATTAAGCCTTCTAACTTATCAATGCGGTTAACCATAGTAATTCTAAGGTCTATCGAATAACCAGATATTAGAGTTAATACCTGTAATTTATTTAAAATATATTGTTTGCTCTGCCGGTTACTTTTATCAGTATAATAGGTGGCCTCACATTTGAGGTCACCTCTTTTGTCATATACTTCATTTAATTTTTCAATGTCTCTGACAATATTATCATGCCTTTTGCCAGTTATCTCGGATAACTCTACACTGGTTGTCATGTACTCTTCACCTGAAACAGCCTTATTTATCATATTCTCTAAGTATTGTTTTTCACCTTCTATCTTCTGTAGCTTTGCTATATTCATATTATTACTTTCAATAGTAGAGTCTTTAATTTTGACAACCTCGTCGACCATCGTATGGGCTGTGGTTAGTTGATATTCTAATTTCTTGCAACTGCTAGATAGTTGATTGATAGTGTGTATGTTATTATAATAGGCCTCAGAGTATTCATAAGAGGTCGGTTTAGTTGTTTTGTTTTTCATTGTTGTTTCCTTAATATTATTATAACATACATTATATCACGCTATCAATCAGCTATGCCATACCGGCTGCTAATCCTTCTTTTGCTATTGTTCTAATATTTGGCTGTGCTCTGGTATTTATATTTGAACACTCTAAATAATTCAAGTATCCCACACAATCTTTTATATCCTGTTCTGATAAGTTGAACCAGTCCTCAGTAACTCTCTTTTTTGCATATATCTTGTGTATCATTATCTCAACCCTAAATACATCCTTTACCTTAAAATATACAGCATTTGCTATTTTATTCCCAGAGTGTTTTAATATTGTGCCTATAATTATTTTTGGGTTCCGACCTGCACCTATCTTCATATGTTCTCCATCATATATCATAAACATGTACCCCTCATGTGGTTTTTCTTCTTTTTTGAATATCCTAGTCAGATCTGAATTGTTAATGTTTTGTGAAAAGTGAATACTATTATATGCAATTGCAAGTGTCATGGCTTGTCCGCGAGTCAGAACATAATGCATTTCATCATTTTCTGTAAGTTCCATTTTATTTGATGTAATAGTATCCTTTTTGTCAATGTCTTGAATTATTCTGGCATGCCTTCTGCCCGTAATCCTTGCAATCTCTAAACTAGATATTGTATTTTTAATGTTTTTCATTGTTACCCCTCATTTGATTATATTAAACGCACAGGCAATTCCCGTGCGTTTCGTTTACTATTATTTATTCTTTATTATATTTGTGACATTTTTAATCCTTTCTTCTAATTCATCGGTGGTGTTAGCAAGTATTTCTTTTAGCCTTCCATATTCTGCCATAGTCTCATCAGGTTCTCTGTCCTCGTCAGTGTCTATGTCCTGATCATGCAGTATGATTAATTGATCCCTGATTGAGGATAATGTACTTTCTAAGGTTTTATTAAGAGTATTATAATTATCTTTAATTGTTTTGTTCATTGTTGTTTCCTTTTTAAAGCTCAACTATACGCTGAGTTTGTTCTTGTTTTATAGCAGTACTGATGTTTATCAAGTACTGAGAATACTTTTTTATTCTATCAACGATGCTGGCCCAATCCCTGTCTAAATCAATCATTGTATCTTTCGGAATTACGTATGATATAGCCTCAGAAAATAAATTTTCAGGGCTATCACTTTTATCTATCATATATTTTATGTATTCGTTGAAGTCTTCTGCCTTATATCTTTTTATTCCATATTCATTTAATTCGTTAGACACATGATGTTTTAATTGAGTATGTTTATCATATCCACACAATAGTGGTTCACTTATCATGATTTTATCTAATGCTGCACCAACCCCAACTGGCTCTGGGGCGGTGTGTTTTACTATTGTAGATATAAGAAGTGGCTCTAATTTTGGTTTAATTAATTTGACAGGCTTTGGCCCAGTATCCTTTTTTGTAGATACTTGCTGCGCTTCATTTCTCCATTTGTCGGTGAATTGTATTTTATGAGTAGTGTGGGAAGTGCCATGTTCTATTATATTAATAAACCCTTTATCAGATAATGTGTTCAATGCTCTTTGGGTGCTTTTTTTACTGACCCCAGTAACCTTGACAATATCTATAGTAGAAACCTCAACTGTGCCTGATCTTTGATATGATATCATTTGGTATAGTACTTTAGTTTCTGTGCCACTAAGTTCACTTAAATATTTATCAATAAATGAGTGTGGTATCATGTGAAAAGTATATTTTCCATGGAATGTTTTTTTAGTTAGCTTGTAAGATAGTTTTACTATATTACTGCGCCATCTATTACCCTTAACTATTATATGAATATATCCTTTTGTTTCTAGCTCTTTTAATGCAGTCGTGAAGGCTCTCCTGGATAGTCCTACTCCCTTAGTTCTTTTTATTCCACGTATAACTAAACCGTTGCATATTTGTTCAACGCAAAAATCCATTTCACGGTCATTGTTTTGCTTACCAACAGATTGACGAATATAAAATAATAGTAGTTTGAATGATGCATGAGATAGTTCTGAAGAACTCTCACAGAGTATTGATTGATTGAACTTTGTAAAACTAGTCATTGCTGACCCCCTGTGATTAAGCTACTTATTAACTGAGTTGATTTAAGAGGGATTGGGTTGCAACCCGCCCCCTCAGCTCAATCAATAAGGTATACTAATAATATCATGAAAGATGACACGCTGTCAATTGAGACAATCAACCGCGATAATGATACTATTATACTCTTATTATAACTCATTTTATAGGAAAAGGTGAAACATTTTTATAAATGTAGTGATTTTTTAGGGGGTCAAAATTGCCTATATAGGGGGTCAAAATTGCCCAATGAAGGGGTCAAAATTGCCCTATCTTATAAAGATTAAATAACTTTAAGAAAAAGGGCTTCAACTTTTGACCAGAGGTCAAGTCTCAGCCTATCGAATAAGGAACAATGATCAGTAAGGAGTTCCCGGAAGGCCTTGAAACTATACTACTCTCTATTCGATTCTCATTTTAAAATACTATCCATGGTGAATTGTTCCGCCCGATTTATTAGTATAACATCCTATCTTTAGAATAGGGCAACATTTTTATTATAGCAATACCCATCATAATAGATAACTTACCATAATAGTGCATGTTATCTTATAAAGTACCTTAGAGAGCAACCTGGCTGCATATTTGACTATATCCGATACTCTATATCAATAACTCAATAATATGAAATATACAATTACCTTGTACTATCAAAATGAGAGGTCATGATAACGGCTAGTATTACCAACAAAGTTAAATATTCAATCTAAGCGTTGCAAATGATAATATGATAGTCTAGGTTATAAAACCTTAGAAAGCTGCATAGGGAGTCTCCTCGCTTCACCTGGTGGCCTATATGATAACTCAATATGTAAACTATAATTGACAACATAGAAGTGGTAAACTATAATTGACAATAAACCTAATTATGTAAACCAACATTGACACTATCTGGGCATCTGTCAACCTACATTGACAGCCGACCCTTTTTCATGGTAATATACTACTACATTAACAATGAAGACACTCAACGGTTGAGACACTCACAAATAATCAGAGGTTACATCTTGAAAATAATTGACATATCGACACCGAAATATCCCGACATATTCACAATAGTAGATGACGAGGATTATAAACAACTCAATAAACACAAATGGAGTGCATATAAAGCACCAAATGACAAGATGTATGTAATGCGAACTATAGTGTTAAATAAAAAGCCATATAAAACAAAAATAATAATGATGCACAGAGTAGTTAATAATACATCAAAAGGCAAAATAACAGATCACATTAATGGCGATAGTCTAGATAATCAAAAGTGCAATCTAAGATCATGTAATCACTCACAAAACGGATTTAATAAACCCCCAAACAAAGGACAGAAGTACAAAGGCACTCACCGCGTTCTAAGTGGGTTTGAAGCTAATATTTCAGCATACGGAATCAAATACTGTCTAGGAACATTCGACACTGAAGAAAAAGCAGCATATGCTTATAATCTAGCTGCTATAAAATATCATGGTGAATTTGCATATTTAAACGATGTTGAGCCGCAGGATTTAACTAAAAATCATCTTTACTATAGCGAAAACTATAGAGGCGTATACTCTGAAAGTGGCAAGTTTGTTGCTAAAATAGGCATGTCTGGAAAGCGCGTATATCTAGGTTTTTATAATACCAAAGATGAAGCAGCATTGGCATACAATAAGGCAGCGTTAAAACTACATGGCAAAAAGGCCATATTAAATCTTCTGGATAAATAATGAATATTAGAAACAAATTAAAACTAGTTAAAGCGAAGAACATCAAGCCCTATACGAAAAATGCAAAGATTCACAGCGAAGCTCAAATAGAACAAATAAAAGAAAGCTTAGATAAATATGATTACTACTCTCCGATAGGGATAGATAAGAATAATACTATAGTATTTGGCCATGGTAGATTTGAGGCCTTGAAATTAAAGGGAGTCGAAGATATTGAAGTCGTAGACCTATCCTATTTAAAACCTAAAGAAATCAAGAAACTTAGAATACTAGATAATAAGATTGTTAGTGATGATTATGACAATGAAATCCTACAGGCAGAAATCAATAGCCTATACGGTAATTTAGAAGACGACATTAAACAAGTTTCAAACGACCTATCTATGGACATAGAAGATGTTGAGCAAATAATAACAGATACAAAACCCGAAGACGACACCTACACTGGCAACATTGAGGCTCCGATATATGAGATTAAAGGCAAGAAACCAACCTTTGATAAAATGTGTAACCTTACTAAAACAAAAGCAATGATAAAAGAGATTAACGGCAGTAAGATACCCGGTGACACTAAAGAGTTTTTAATAAATGCAGCAATGCGCCACACCGTCTTTAATTATGAGAGTATTGCCGAATTCTATGCACACTCAACAAAGGAAGTGCAGGAACTCATGGAAAAGTCAGCACTGGTCATAATAGATTATAAAAAGGCAATCGAAAATGGGTTCGTTAGAATGACAGAAGGCATGGCAAAAGTATATGGTAAATCAATAGATGAAAAGTAACTTCGCAGTATTCATTCTATCTAACGGTAGACCCAACAACATAGTAACCCTGAACGCCTTAAACAACTCTAACTATAAAGGAAAAGTATATATCTTAGTAGATAATGAAGATAAAACCCAAAAGGAATATAAGAAGATACATGGTGATAAGGTAATCATATTTAATAAAAAAGCAATTGCCAAGAAGACCGACAACGGCGACAACTTCAATGACTTAAGAACCACAACCCACGTCCGGAATGCATCATTCGAGATAGCTAAGAGCCTAGGAATAAAATACTTTGCTCAATTGGATGATGATTATTTAGAGTTCCAGTTCAGATATAATGATAAATTAAGATATAAGTATAAATCAATAAGAGACTTAAACAGCATATTTGAAACAATGATAGATTTTCTTAAAACTACCAAATGTAAGAGTGTGGCTATGGCCCAAGGTGGTGATTTTCTAGGCGGTAACCCAGATGATAATGGAGATAGAATAAGATTAAAAAGAAAGTGTATGAATAGTTTTATATGTGACGTTGATAATCCATTTAAAATAGTTGGTAGACTAAATGAGGACGTTAATACATATGTATCTAGAGGTATTGTTGGCGATCTATTCTTTACAACCTTTCAGATAATGCTCAATCAAAAGCAAACGCAAGCTGAGGCCGGTGGAATGTCTGAGACTTATCTAGAGTCTGGAACCTACGTTAAAAGCTTTTATACAGTTATGTATAGTCCGTCATCTGTTAAAGTAGCAGAAATGATAACAAAACATAGAAGATTGCATCATGCAATCAGTTGGACCAACACTGTACCAAGAATAATAAACGAAAAGCATAAAAAGACAAAGTAACGGGAATCTAACGTATAAATGGCAAAGAAAAGCAATCAATTCAATTCAGAGACTGGAAGTGCTGCTGGTAAAAAGAGTAAGCGAGGCCAGAGCCTTAAGACTATATTAAAAACTGTCTGTGAGGATGGAACTATAGACGAGATAGCATTTATTAAGAGTCTATATCTAAACGCAATGAAGGGTAATAGTGGAATAGCTAAACTGATCATGCAATATAGAGAGGGCAACCCACCCCAGGATATTAAAGTTGAAAGTAAGTCCGAAGTAAACGTTAAGTTATCCGCAGCACAATTAAAGAAAGTATTAGACGCTCTACAGAAAGAGTGTTAAACCCTAAAGAGAGAATGATAATGATAGTAAAAATAATAAGATTAAACTTCTACAAAAATGAAATGACTGGCGAAATGGTAAAGGATTATAGAGATGACGGATTCAGTAGAGAGATTCAGATATCTGATGAGTCAGGCACAGTACTCTTTAGGTCTGGCCCACATCACCCTCAGCATCCAATATTCGCTACATATGAAGGTAAAGAGTACATAGTACCATTTGAATGCAGTGATAAGGTCTACAAAGAATGTTAAAAGGATAAACAACGTGAAAACAAACAAACAATCAGACAATCAAACAAACAAACAACACGACGACAAATGCAACTGGAGCTATGAAACCAGAGATGGGGTACATGGTAAGAGTACGATATATACTATAGCTGGATGCGATAAAGGTATAGCAGCATTAAAAGAGAATGAAACAGCTTATAAGGCTGATCAGAATTGTGTTCTACCGAATCCACATACCGTACCCATAGCATATGATGCCGTTTGTGAATTCTGTGGGAAGCCAGTCAATTGGATTAAATCTTTAGAGGACTACTGCGAGGGTCTGGCAGATGGACAACCAGAAACACAAACACGACCATCTAAATGTATAGATTTCGATGTGGTCGTTAATATGCCTTATGGTGAGGGTGATGTACATTATTTTAAGTATTCATATGAGAGAATATTTAACGAGATTCACAACATCATACATGAGTCAGGCATTGAAGATGTTGGAGCTATTTCTGTAAAAGTTAAAAAGAAAACAATATAATACAACATGAAGAAACTACTCCACAACATCATTTTCTATACTCTATTACTAACATCTAAGAGTTGTGGGGTGGCCAGAACCGACGACTTCTATTATTTTGTAATGGCATTCAATACAGAAGTATATCTGCCTGCCATAGATTAAGAATAAACAAAGGACATTGACAATGGATACAGAAACATTCGAGACACTATTTGATAGTATTAATAAACTAATTGAAGATAGTGGCATAACAAGAAACGATGAACTGACTCTATTAGATTCATTACTGGCAGATAGACTAATCGACCATACTGAATGCAATCAATAATTAAAGGATAAATAACATGAGTACAAACAATGAAACAACAAGAACAATTTCAGTAACTATACCTAAATTCGCAACAGCATCCCAGCAAGTATCAATGGAATTAAATGATGTAGATAATTCACAGGTTATCATGAGTAATAGAACTCACTCTATTTCTGTAGATGTAAACAAACTGACTATAATACTTGAATGGGTCAATAATATCACACCTGAAGAAACAGCAATTGATGGGGTACTTTTGAAATATGACGATACAAAAATATTACGACGAGACTTTCATTCAATATTGTTAATTATTGGAAGACAGATATAGCATGAAGATACAACTCAATGACTTAAAACAACGAAAGCTATTAGCAGATAAAGAAGAAGTAACCAAGGCAGTAGAGAAACATATCAAGGCATGTACTCCCAAAGTATTTACTATATCTGTTACCGTTAAATGGTGGCACGCCTTCATACCTTGGTTTATCTTAGAGAGAATAATTAAAATAGAACCAAAAGAACTATGAATAATACGATTGAATATATAATTTTAGTATTATCTGGATTTATAATGGGGTGTGTAACAATTATTTCTTATAATGCTATAAAGCTAAATATTAAGCATAGAAAACGCACAGAGGCACTTTCTCAATTGATAATAGTGGATAACTAAACAATGTCAGATACTAATGATACTAATATAGAAGAAGCCATCAAGTTGAATGTTAAAAAGCAACTATCTGAGGCGGACTTCCTATACTTTACTAGATTATTCTTTAAACAAAGATTCGGCAGTAACATGATTATAGCTCCACATCATAGAGTAATAGCCAAAGCATTAACAGACGTAATCAATCTAAAGATTAAACGACTTATAATAAACATACCCCCAGGATATAGTAAGACAGAAGTGGCTGTAATTAGCTTTATGGCCCACGGGCTGGCCATTAATCCTATGTGTAAATACATGCACCTCTCTTATAGTGACTCATTAGCATTACAAAATAGTGATGTGGCCCGAAGTATTGTTAAATCCGAAGAGTATCAAACACTATGGAAGCTAGGTATTAAAAAAGATACTGACTCTAAAAAGATGTGGCATACAACAGAGAACGGTGGAGTATATGCAGCAAGCGCGGCAGGTCAGGTAACTGGATTTAGAGCAGGCCACATGGTTAAAGATGAATTTACTGGCGCACTTATCATTGACGACCCTATTAAACCCGATGATACTGATACCGAAGAACGAATCAAAGTTAATAGACGTTTCCTGGAGACTTCAAAGAGTAGATTGGCATTAGAAGGAACAACCCCAATAGTAGTAATAATGCAGAGATTACATAAGAATGATTTATCGGGCTTCCTTCTAAAAGGTGGGAGCGGTGAAAAGTGGCACCACCTTAATCTGCCCGTAGTAATGGATAATACTAAACCATATAATAAGAAGTATACACATGGTATTCCTATCAAACATAACATCCCGAACGGTTGGTTATGGCCATTTATGCATGACGAGACTAGTAGATCAGCATTGAAAGCATCAAAGAAAGTCTGGTTTTGTCAGTATATGCAGAACCCAGAAGGCTACACTGTATCAGGCTCAATGTTCAAACAATCATGGATAGATAAGAATAGGGTCGAATCAATCAAGGGTATAGAGTTTGAAGAAATCGTAGTGGGTATAGACCCATCTGGCGATGACGGAGTTAAGAAGGGCGAAGAAAATGCTGACGGTGAAATTAAGAAGACAGACAGTGACCCGATAGGAATAGTTGCAGTAGGTAGAACAATAGACAACCATTACTATGTATTAGAAGACGCAACCATGAATGGTAGTCCACTGGAATGGGGTACTCAGGCAATAGCTACACATGAACAACATCAATGTAATGGAATGGTCTGGGAGTCTAATTATGGTGGGGCATTAGTAACATCTAACATTCGTAATATCAAAGGTGGCAAAAGTATCAAGATGATTAAGGTTACCGCGTCCAGGGGTAAACTACTCAGAGCTGAGCCAATATCTGCACTATATGAGAATAATATGGTACATCATGTTGGGCATGACTTAATCCCATTAGAAGATGAACTGACAGAGTGGGCCGGGAAGGGCAAAAGTCCAAACAGATTAGATGCTGTAGTCTGGGCCATAACCCACTTAAGCAAAGGAACTGGTGGTGGAATATCTGCCCCTGAATTCGATATATTTAGGTAAAGGATAAACAATGATTGACTTACAATATGGCGACTGCTTAGAACTAATGAAAGTTATTCCAGATAATAGCATTGATTTAATCGTCACTGACCCACCTTACGACATAAAGAACACCAGGCCAGGGACAGGTTCAAAACTTTGTAAGTCTATGAGCAACTATAACAATCAAATACGAGAAGCCAATATAGTATCTGGTTTTGACTACGAAGGTGTGTTGGCCGAGTTCTGTAGGATACAAAAGAATATAAACATCTATATCTGGTGTAATAAGGCTCAGATAATCTTCTATCTAGATTACTTTGTAACTCAGAGAAAATGTAAGTTTGATATTATTAAATGGGTAAAGACTAACGCAATGCCAACATATTCTAATAAGTATCTAACAGACACCGAGTATTGTTTATTCTTTAAAAAGGGTGCTAAGTGTGAGCCGGAGAGCTACAGTGATGCTAGTACTCTATATCATGCCCCGATTAACTCTAAAGATAAGAAGCTTTATGGCCACCCAACCATTAAGCCAGTAGAGATATTGAATAGACTAATCAGGAATAGTTCAATAGAAGGTCAAACAGTACTGGACCCGTTTATGGGTAGTGGTTCCACAGGGGTATCATGTAAGAAACTTAACCGTAATTTCATAGGAATGGAAAACAACAATAATAATTTTGACATAGCATGTGGACGGGTAAAGAGTATATCAAATGATTGATTTAATGAATGGTGATTGTTTAGAATTAATGCAGACTATACCAGACAATAGTATAGATGCAATTATCACCGATCCACCATATGGAACGACGGCATGTAGATGGGATATTGTTATTGATTTTGATTTAATGTGGGAGCAATTGAATAGAATCATCAAACCTAACGGAGCTATTGTATTATTTGGTAGTGAGCCGTTCAGCTCAGCTTTAAGAATGAGCAACATTAAGAGTTATAAATATGATTGGATATGGAACAAAAAACAAGGTACTGGCTTCCTAAATAGCAAGAAGCAGCCTTTACGACAGTATGAAATCATTAGCGTGTTTTATAGTAAACAATGTACTTATAACCCACAGATGAGACAGGGCTTCAAAGCATACACATGTAAACAAGGCAATACGAAAACTAAGAACTACGGTAAACAGACAGGAGCCATCACTATATCGAATGGAGACCGGTACCCTATTAATATCATTGACTTTAACAGAGATAAGGAAAAGATACATCCAACTCAAAAACCAGTAGCATTATTAGAGTACTTAATAAATACATACACTAATGAAGGTGAAATGGTACTAGATTTTACCGCAGGTAGCTTCACTGCTGGAATAGCTTGCTTAAATACCAAACGTGATTTTATAGGCATAGAAAAAGATGATGATTACTTTAAAATCGGCACGGATAGAATTAACAAACATTTAACAACACTAAATTAAAGGATATATAACATGGCAAATTTAACCAAACAATCAGGCTTAACCGGCGAACAGATAGTTCTAGCTGAGCGAGAGATACCAAGAAACTTCTACAAACAGAATGATGATTATTATGTTGGAGAGAATACAGCAATACTAACATCTAAAGCTAAGAAGAAACCCGACAATAAATTCCCTATTGCATTCGTGAACCGTATAACTAAGAACTTAATGGGGTATGCAGCTAGACCTGGAGACATTACGACTCTTATTAATTCAGATGATACCGATAATGTTAATGATAAATTTGCACAGGTTCATAAAAGAACAGAGAGCAAAAACAAAACTGACCTATTGAATACTAAACTATATAAGTCAGCATTGAAACATGGTATCGGCTATGAACTTGTATGGACCGAAGAGAATACAACATCTGGACATTTTGAGATTAAAGATGCAGATATCCCAGTCAATGAAGGTTATCCAATTTGGGATGCTGAGTTGTCAACTGTACCAAAGCTGAGTATGTTTATTAGATACTATGAGAGAACAGAAACGCAGACTATCACAATTACTATAGATGATATTGAAAAAGTAATAACTCTAGAATCCGGCGACTATGCAAATGTATATATTAAGGGTGGATACGAGATATGGAAGTTTAAAGATGATGAAAAGAACAGCTCAGGAACTATAACACATGAGGTGACAGATTCAGATAAGGCAGTGTTTAAAATATTCATAGACCAACCGTTTAAAGATTTACAGGTTATACCATACCAGGCTAACGACGAAGTTATTCCATACTGGATGCCGGTTAAGCGAATCATTGACCAATACGATAAAATCATGTCTGGTAATATGAATGAGGCCGATAGGTTCAATGATACTTGGTTAATGTTCATGCAGAATGTAGACCCAGAAACAATGAAAACGATAGACGAAATGGGAGTGGTTCAAAACCTTAAAAGTGCACTACAGGAAGGGATAACTGATGTGTGGCCTAGATTCTTAGAGCGTGATATACCCGTTGAACATTCAAAACTAATGATGGACACCTTAGAACAATTAATCTATACGATAATTGGAGTTCCTTCATTCTTAAGTGAAACATTCAACGACGCATCTGGGGTTGCCCTTCTATTCAGATTGATTGGTCTAGAGTATGCAGCAGTAGAAATAGACATGTATTTCGATCTTGGATTATCTCAACGGTTAGAACTATACAAACAAGCTACATCGGAAGGTTTAGACTTTTATGGTGTTGGTATTATATCTGCAGATGATGTTGAAAATATCACAGGAACTATAAACCACAGACGTAACCTGCCATTAGATTTAACTACTATATTACAGCAGTCAATGCAATTGAAGGCACTTGGTCTCAGCGATAAAGTAGTACTATCATTGTTACCGAAGCAAGTTATACCAAACATAGAAGACGAGTTAAAAGCAATTGAACAAAAGAAACTAGATAGACAACTTGGCATCAATTCTATAATAGAAGATGATGGGGATACTGACATCAATACAACCAGTGCAGATAAGCTAGAACAGGAAGCTCAGGCCAAGCTCAGAGGCAGTGTTGGTGGAGTTAAAGGTATATTAGATATACAAACAAGTGTATCAGAAGGTAAAACCCAATACGCTTCAGCTATTGAAATATTAATGAGTATCTATGGGTTTACTATAGAAGAATCTCAAAAGATATTAGGCCAACCAATTGATAAGACTATCACAACTAAGAAAGTAACACAATAGGTAATACCATGAGATATGACGAACTGCAGGAATTTATAACTGATCTATCAGATGCTGAAAGGTTAGTAAAATCAAAACAGATTAGCAATGTATATAGTTCAGCTTTAAAGGATATTAAAGCAGAGATAGCCAAAGCTCATACGACCATATTGAATGGTGTTAAAAAAGAAAACTACTATAACGAGATGATTAAGTTTGATAGATTGAAAAAACTAGAGGCCAATATACTAGAGACTTATCGGCCATACGCTAAAGAGATTGGGAAAAGAGTTGAGGCTGCCAGCATCCAATCATTTAGCAATAGTTTCTATTATAATCAATACGGCATCAATTGGATATCTCCATATAACTATGTGAGAGTTCCAAACGATGCTCTACAATTGTCAGTATATAGAAACAGGGAAGCAGTTATTAAAGCATTGACACCTGAAGCTCAGGCCATAATCCCTAAAACACCAAAGAACCTTACAGAATGGATAGCAACTAATAAACTGGATGAAGTAAACAAGATATTTGACGTAATAGACCAAGGGCTGTTAACTGGTAAATCATATCGTGAGACAGCCAAAGAACTAACAGACGCATTTGATGGATTCAATAAGAATGCGCTCAGAACCGTCAGGACTGAAGGTCATCGCAATATGGAAAGTGGCTCATATACTAACTGGGTCGAAGCTCAGAATAAAGGGGTCGAAGGATATAGACTAATGGTAGCAGTTAAAGATACTAGTACCAGAAGTCAGTCAGCCTATGTTGACGGTAAGAAGGATAGAGGCGAAGGCTTTTTATATCCGGATGGTAATAGGTATTTTATTCCCGGGAACACTGGCATTGGGGCATGGGATATAAACGACCGTGAGACTACTATAGAAATCATTGATGGTATTGAACCAACCGTAGAACGTGGTAGAAACCCAGCTACTGGTAAAAATGAAGTAATAGAGTTTCAGAGCTTCAATGCTTGGGCCAAGAGCAAAGGCCTAAAAAGAGATAAGAATGGCATACTCAGACAGGGTAAAGTAAAAATAA